GAGAACGATCATCTTTCGTAGGTTCTCTACCATACTTTTGAATAAATGTTATTTCAACATCTTCACGATACTTAATGAGAGCAGTAAGAAACTCTTTGTTGTTAACGTAATGCTCTGACCTCTTTCTTTTGGTCATGACTGCCGTAGTTATCATAAGTTTTTATCATTATTATGTAGATATTATAACACTTTCAGAAATAGTTGACAAGGTATAACAAACTGTATATAATAACCTTTGTGGAGGTTCATAAGATGTATTTTAGCTATTTTTAAAGATCTTTTCTAATATTTCCTTAGCATCATTTACATTTGAAATGTAACCCATTTGACGACTTATCTTCGAATGTTTATTTGCTTCTTTATTTGATTGTCTAACATAATTTTGATATAGTACTATCATTTCTATATCAGAAGACTCTGACATTGTTAACACATCATCTAAATTAATAATAAACATATCATCTTTGGTTGTTTTCAACCATGGTTCTATTTTATATGCCGAAATACCTTGCCTTGTTCTTATTTCATTTACGATAATTGGATTTGTAACAATAAGAACAGTTCTATCTTCTTCCTCAGATGCTGCCACTTTGGCAAATATTTCTTCGCCTGTTTTTAATTTAAGAGTTGCATAAAAGTCTTCTTCAATTCCCATTTTTTTTAAGTTGTATAGTTATTATTTCATAGTTGAAATTTTCTTCATTGTATATCTTAATTCTTTCTATGAGATGATTCAATGTATAATTTTTTCTTGAATTGTATGAACAATCATCAGCAATATCATAAAGTGTTGCTTTTACTTTGTCTTTTCCTTTTCTGAGAACTCTTCCGATAGATTGAAGATTTCTAATTCTTGATTTTGATGGTGACGAAAACACAACGTTATGTAAGTTACGAATATTAATACCGGTAGAAAAAGTCCCATAAGATGCCACGATAATAGCGTTGTTTTCTCTTTCTGCAATTTCTCTAACTAGTTCTCTTTCTTCAGTGACCACTCCACCATGTATAAAAAATACTTTGCGGTTTTCACCTTTGTTGTTATTTATCTTCTCATAGAGTATTGCTCCATGTGCTTCTACTCTAGAAAAAAGAACAAGAGTATTTCCCTTTAAATCTAAAGCAAGATTTGTAATAAATTTATTTCTCTGATCGTGAGATATTAAATATTGAATTTCATCTTCATAGTTTTCAAATTTTTGTGGTGGATGTTTTAGAACAATACATTGAATTTCTAATTCCGAAAGATGTCCTTGTCGCATTAGTTCATCAGTTTTTGTTACTTTATATGATGGTCCAAACAAACCTTCCAAAACCCATTTATGAGTTTGTGTTCCATCAAGAGTTCCAGTAAATCCAAAACGATATTTTGCATGATGAAGTTTTGTCATAATTTCTATTAAAGATTTGCTCTTGAAAAGATGAGCCTCATCGCCTATAATACAATTATATTCTTCAAAGAATGAACGTTCTAATTTATATACAGACTGCCAAGTAGTAATCGTTACAGGATGTTCATTTGTTTTTTCTCTACCGGAATAGATTTTGTGACAATATGACTCAGCATCCCAACCATAATCTTCGAAATCCTTGTACATCTGCTCTACAAGAGATGTCGTTGGAACAACTAAAAGAATTTTTTGTCCTTTATCTACATAATACCTTACAAGGGAATAAATCATTAAGGATTTACCTGAGGCTGTGGGTGATATCAATAATTTTCTATTATGTCTTAGAGCATCGTATACTCCCTCTACTTGATATTCCCGTGGAGAATGAGAACAAATAGATTTCATATAATCTTTTACACCCTCATACGAGATTCCTTGGTCTATCTCAAAAGGTTTCCCATAAAATTTATTTTCTTTAAACTCGTATTGATAATTGTGAAGAGAAATTTTATCGATTATCTTATCTAATAATCCGGCGTATATTTCTCCGGTATGAGTGCTGAGCAATCTAATCTTACCATCCCAGTGTCTGCTTCTATACTGGGACATAAATTTTGCCGACTCAACCTCAAAAGTGAAGTATGGTTGAAGTTCATATAAAATATGTGGTTCGCAATGAAGCTTTAAAAAAACTTCATTTTTCTTTTCAATTATTACGTCACTCATAGCATCATAATTGCTATGAATATTTATTTACCCTAGTCCAGAGTTGAATCTCATAAACTCAATAGCATTTTTAATTTGATAGGTTCTATTCTGTATCATTTTTAAGATGCTTTCAATATAAACAAGCATCGTGTCATAGTAGTCAATCTTTAAACAAACCGTTGAAAGTTTTTCGTCCGCGTCCAAATACTTTTGCATAGTGTCCTTATCCCTAATTTTTTTAGGGAATGGATTCTCCACATAAACATCAGGATCTGCTTTTCCAGAATAGTACTCATATCTTTCGTGTCTAATATTTCTTTTTTGTTGCTCTGCTTTTTTTCTTAAAAGAAAAATGGTATTATATAAGTCAAAATATTTTGAATGGAGAACTGGAATATTTGTAGACTCTGTGTGAAGATTGTCCATATCAATCTTAGAGTCCTGCTCCCACATTTTTTGAATCATATCAAGGTCTAAACTCATAGAGAATTGCCACTAAGATCTACTATATTGTAGATAGTATACTTGAAACTTACGTCTGCTGTAAAGTATTGTATATCAGTATCTGTTGCGTCAAATGTCATTGTTGATAAAGAATATGGAAATAAGTCTTTAAATGATATTTGGAAATTTGGAATCTGACTGCTAGTTAATACTTGTAAAGTTCCATCAGAATATATGTTTTGGCGATCTTTTGCATAATTTCCTTGAACTGTTCCTGAATTTTGCAAATCTGCAAACTCACTTAGTTTTTCTGGGTATCCCAATCCACGAATCCAATTTTGGATTTCCATGTAGTTTTCTAAATTTTCATCAACAAGAAATCTAAGTGATAAATCACCAAAAGAAATTTTATCTCCTGGTGTATCAATATCTTTTAGATATGTTGGTTGAACTGCAACTCCCAGTGTCAAGTCTGGAATATTTGCTTGATTGCAAAAAAATGCAACCTTAGGTGTTCTTGTTAAAGTAAACTTAAACCCAGTAGGTGATAAAAAGTTTCTATTATCAATCTGTGCCCTGGTCATGTTTTTTTAAATATTTAGATAAAAAAAGGGGAGTCTTTGAGACCCCCCAGAATTTACATGTGAAATTGGATCACATGAGGTTCTTAACAGCAACTCTTCTGTAGTAACGGTTTTGGTTAACACGAAGAGCACCACCACCTTGGTTAGTTCCTTCAGCGAATGGGTTAGCAACAAGACCATAACGAGTCTTGAAGCCAATTTTGGGCTGGAAGGAGTTCTCACCAACGGCACGAACCATTTGGAGAGGAACATATGGGCAATAGAACAGACCAGCATCATATGGGCTGGAACCCTTATAACCAACAACATAGTACTGGTTAGAAGGAGCAGTGTTGCTGGCGGTGAGGTTTGCAGAATATGGATCGATGTATACTCTGTACTTACCTTGGAGAACACCTGCGAAGGTGTTGCCAGTGTCATCAACGTTGAGGTTAGCGTTGAGTGCTGGGGTGTAATCGAGAACACCAGCCATGGTCAGTGCTGAAGCAACGTCAGCAGAGCACATGATGATGTTGCCCTTTCCGCGACGAGTTCTTTGTGCGATTGCGTTAGCATCACGCTCGATTTGGAAGAGTAGACCCTTGAACTTCTCAACTGACCAACGACCGTTGGAGTCAACGTCGAGGTCGAATACACCAGCAGTTGCAACGTTTTGAACTGCACCTTGCTCAGCAACCTTGTAGATGGTTCTGATGACTTCACGGTTGATTTCTGCAAGAATCTCAGTTGACAGAATGTTTGCCAACTCAGCTTCTGCATTCAGACCATGAATAGCCTTGAGGTCCTGAGCGAGTTCTAGTGAGTACTCAGCTTTCAGAGCGCGTGACTTTGCAGTAACGGTGACTTTCTCGATCGAGAATGCCATCTGGTTGAATGCATCTGCACCAACACCATCAAGGTTCTCAGCTGAATCAGTTCTTAGACCCTGACCAACGTTGTAACCGGTTGAGTTTGCGCTGCCAACTGGGTTGAGCAGTGCTGGGTTTGAACCTGCCTGTGCAGTAGTACCCATACCAGCGATAGCATCGCTGAAACCATTAGCGTCGTCCAGACCAGCAGGCTGACCAGAGAATGCGGTATCTGCTTCGTTGTAGAAAGCTTCGGTGCCACTCTGACTGGTGTAGCGTGAACGCATTGCGAAGATGAGTCCAGTAGGACCACTCATTGGTTGAACGCCAGCGAGGTCATAAGCGACCAAGTTGGGCATTGAACGACGAATGAGTGAGATTAGAACTGGATCAAAACCTGCGGTGTTGGTTCCACCTGCGCTGGTGAATCCACCATTACCAACTGCGTTGGTTGGTGCTTCTGTTAGGAATGAACCTGCGCTCTCAAAAGAGGATTGCTCTCTTAAAAATCTTTCTTGGTTTTCTAGCAGGACAGCGGTTACCGCCTTACGATGGGAATCTTTGATTGGATCAAGACCCTCATAGTTGAGGAGTGGAGCCCACTTTTCCTGCAGATGCTCTGAATGGAACATTTGCGTTTACCTTTTGTGAATGTTTACGTTTGACTAATATTAAATTCAGTTATTTTTGCTAAAACTACCAAGAGTTCTTAGATATCTTTCCATAGAACCAGAGTAAGTTTCAGGTGCAGAATCTACACCTTCAGACAAGGTTTCTGTTTTAGCTGATGGAGAGATGCCCTTTGTTGGGAAATATGATTCCCTTAAAGTCTCCAGTTTTTCACGATATTCTTCTTCACTTTCAAACTCAACACTTTCAACAAGTGAAGCTAGCTTCTCTTTCTGTGTCTGTGCGAGACCTTCGGAGACTTGATCTAAAATCCCATCAGCAACCGACTCTGCGAGACGCTTGTTAAGGGAGACGTTTTTCTCGATTTGCTCGTTGAGTTTTTCTTCCATTTCATCAAGTTTTTCTACCATGCTCTCAAGCACATCATATTTATCTTCAGGGATTGTTACATAATGTTCTTCAAAAAGTCCTCTCATTCCTTGGAGGAATGATTCAGTCATTTCAGTTTTGAGACCGTGCTCGATTGTAAGTGCGTTCTCAGCGAACCACTCATCAGAGACGTACTCTAGATAAGAATCTACACGCTCTGAAAGTGCTTCTTTAATTACTTCTACTTCTTTTAGAAGAGCAGCTGCATACTGCTCTTCTAGGGATTCCTTAATGTCGGAAACTTTTGAGCGAAGAGCAGCTTCGAAGATAATGCGTGCTTTCTCTTGGAATTCCTCGGAAAGATCTTCACCTTCTAGGAGAGCATTAACATCTTCTTCAATGTCAAACTCTTCCTCTACCACTTCTTCCTCTTCTTCGTTCTCATCTTCCTCTTCTCCCTCTTCCTCATCTTCCTCTTCTTCTTTATCCTCTAAAATTTCTTCATCTTCATCAATTTCTTCTTCAATAAGATCTTCATCTTCAAGTTCTTCTTCTTCTTTCATACCCTTGATTGGGTCTGCAGCAGATGCGCCCTTATTAACCACATCTCTAACTTGCTTTAAAGTTGTGCCAGGTGTTTTCAACTTTGCTGAATCATCATCTGGCTTATAGTTTTGTGGGGTAGGACCTCCTAGATCTTCATAAGATCCGGCACCTGACGTATCCATTGAATCTGCTGGCTTCGCACTGGCATTGACAGCAGTTTTGGATTGCTTAGTGCCTACTTCCATTTCTTGTAAATTTTTACCACGAGACATTTGAACTCTCCGATTTTCCTGTATGAAATCTATATTTATTTATATTTTAATAATTTCAAAGACTATTTAAGAAATCATTAAATAAGTTTAATTTATGCTCTTCAAGTTTTCTTTGGTCTACAAGCGTATTAATACGTCTTTGTGCCCTTTCTGCATACTTTTCTCTTAGGATGCCACCATCCCATACCCACTCTTTGCCTTCCATAATACCTTGAACAAAAGCATCAGGGGCAGAAGGATCAGCAACAATATCAGCAGCAGTTGCAAGCATAAAATCTTCACCAACTTCATTATATCCTTCTTTTGTTGGTCTTACTGAACCAATACCACGAGAAGAAACGCCAAGAGTAACTCCTTCTTTAAGAAGTGACTCTGCAATCTTACCCATTGGAGTTGATAGGATTTGTGCTTTTCCAATAAAATCATTTCCTCTTTGTTCAAGAGAAACAATTTTGTGCGAGACTCTATCAAGGTTTACAGTAGGTCCATCAGGGTGACCAAGTTCTCCAAGAGCACGACCCTTGTTTACATATTGTTCAGTATAACGCTTTACCTCTCTTTCCATAACAGGCATACGATAGATTCTATTGTTCCTGTTTGGTTGTTCAGTTTGTAGGAAAGGTCCTTGAATATAGAGAGTTTTTTTGCCGTTTACTGTTTCAGTAAGAACTTCTACTTTTTCGATCTCTTCTCTAATAAGTTTCATTTTAAGCGTCTCCTGTGATTTGAACTTGTTGATGGTATAAAGTTCCTGAACCGACCCCATATGCAGAAATTTTGTTTGATAAAGAAACGGTTGAATCTGGTGATACAAATGCCGTTGCAATACCGGTACTGTTATGATCAACGATCATTCTTGTCTGGAAATACCCATTGACACCAGAAGAAGTATCAACTGACAAAACTTGTTTGTGAGTAAAATCATAATATGATTGTCCACTTGCAGATAGACTTACATAATCACCTACACCAAAAGGAACTTGTGTTCCTTCTGGAACGACAATGGTTGTCGTGGATCCTGTTGTAACTCCAACAACACGATTTGATGCTTTGGTAAGAGCAAGAGTAACTGTTTGCCCTGATGCTACAAAATAGTCTGCATTTGTCGCTGATGGATTACCTCCAATTAAAACATGGGCGGCACCACTAACAGCAGTAACTCTCAAAACACTTGATTGAACTGAAAAAGAAGATGATGTGGATGCAGCACCTGCAGTAAATGCAAACGAGGATCCAGATCCAACTGGTCTATGAGCCATTATTTTTTATAGTACACTTTTAGTTATTTATTAATTATTATTATTCTTCCCCAAAATCTTCAATTTCATCCTCATCAAACATATTAGATGCTACTGATGGACGAAAAGAATCGATTTTCTCCGCTGATTTTGCAAAGAGAAGTTCTTTAATTTTATCACTGATTTGAATGGGGGATTCATCAGTAACAATCATATCTAAGAGTTCTTCCATTTTAATTCATTAATGAATGACTGTTGTATTTATATTTCACCCCCGTTGGGCATTTCTGGCGGTTTAACCACCTTTGATTGGGATTCTAGATCTGGTTCCATAATAGGTGCTCCCAAATCCATAGATGCATTTGAATTCATTGAGGCATCAGTTGTTGGATCGATTAAAGTATTTGGGTCTGGAATAATACCATTTTTAATTTCTTTTTCGATCAACTTATCTTGTTCAATGATTTCTTCATCAGTTTGGCGAAGAATCTTTCTACGCACATAGTCCTGAGAAAAATATTTTCCAACATATGATTCTGCTGTTGCAACCATCGTCAGTCTTTCGTTCATCAATTCCGCATCTTTTAATTCAGAGAAATGATTATCATATAAGAAGTCATATTGAATATGCTGACTCATGATTTCCCAATCTTCTGTGGTTACTATATTTTTGAGAATCAGTTGAGTTTTTAGCATATCATTAAACACATTTGAGAATCTTTTTCTCAAACGACCAACAAATTTGGTGAACTTTAACTCGTCCCGTAGAATTTCGGATGATCTGCCAAGATTAAATCCACCTTCTCCATCCATTCTAGATGGTGGAACGTTTAGAGATCTATAAAGTTTACTTTGAAAATAATTAATGTCAGTGATTTCCCCAAGATTTTGTCCACCGGGGAGAGTTGTAATTTCCGTTCCTCTACCACCCTCACGTCTTGGAAGCCAGAAATCTTCAAGCATCGCCATCATTTTTTTATCATCACGAACTTCGCCAGTACTTGCATCGTAAACTAACTTATTACGATAACGCATCATGACATCACGCAGATATTGTTCTGCTTTGACCTTGGGAAGATTACCCACATCGATGTAGAAAATTCTTCTTTCTGGTGCGCGTGACAGACGATAGATAACCAGAGAGTCTTCAATCATGCGAAGTTGATTGAGAGATTTAATTGCTTTGTGTAGATAAGATAATGTATTTCCTTTATTTCTATCTACAAGTCCAGATGTGCAATAGGTAATGGCGTCCTTTGCAATTTTAATTCCCTGACTAGCACCAGTTTGACCTGGATTTGCTGATGGGTAAATTGTTCTTGGATTGTAAATAAAATATTCTTCTAGTTCAGGAAACTCATAATCCATAGGATTATCAGTTTGAATAACTTGAATATTTCTTAATCTACTATCATTATCTTTTTTCTTTTCTTTCCTTACATAACGCATTTTCATTGCGTCAATGTATCGAAGTTCTTTAATCCCTTCTTGAGGATTTTTAAAATCTATAATTTTATGGTAAAAGATTCTACCATCAATATACCAATTCCTATAAATTTCATGAGATTTTTTATCAAAATCTAAAAGATCTAAAATATATTTAAATTCTTGACGTATTTTTTTCTTTATCCCATCACTAGCATTTAGATTGTCTAGATCAATTTGCACCGGAACATCATTGCTATCCGAAACAATCGCTTCATTTACAATATCTTCAATGGCACTATCAACTTCTGGATGAAGCGCCATTTCACGATATCTTTTAATTAATTCAAATTCTGTTCTATAAACACCTTCCAGATCTACATATGAACCAAAAAAGCCACTACTCATGTAGTGGTCAACCCCGTCCTCATTATTGGGAGGAACGGGGGAAACCGCAGTCTGAGGCAATGGCTCTTTATCTTCAATTGAAAAACCAAACAGTCTTGCCATAATTTATTTTTTAATTTTACCTTCCTCTATTTATTATGATTCCTCAGTAGAGGGAGTCCAGTATTGAACTTGGAATTCGACAGTAAACTCTTCAATTTGATCAGAGCTATCATATGAGAGGTCGATTGCACTGACGTTTGTTGGGAAAATATCGTAGAATTTATATGTGGCAGCAGTTTCTAAACCAGAACCAGTTTGGGTATTTTTTCCAACGGTGCTATTACCTCTCCTAAACTGCTTAACATATGCGTTGCACATATAAGTACTTGGATCAGTTGCACCACTGCCATCTGCATATTGTCCAATTGATTGCATCCAAGCTTCCATAGCATCTCTGATAAGAAAATCTTGATCATTGATGACAGTAATGGACCAAGTATCAAATGTTCTATCACCAGCAACCTTAAATACTCTTCCTCTAAATGGAACATCAATAGATCCAATAGTTGATGCAGGAAGATTTGCTGCTTTGCATAGAATAGGGAAGTTGGCAGTTAGAGTTACTCCACTGGGTGGAGTTGGAATAGTTACTTCAAATAAATTGGGACGAGCACCACCACCAATAAGTGCTGATTTGAAATCCTGAATAGAGTTTGCCATTTTTTAGTTCCTCCTTGTTTTTGTTTTAATTAAAATCAAACAGTACCAGCAACTTCTTCAAAACTTACTCCTGTTCTAGTAGCAACAAAGGTAAGTGTGACATAGTTAATAGACTTGGCGGGTTTCAGGTAAATATCAGCTCTGAATTCATTATTATCAATAACATCAGGAGTATTGTTTGATGCATCACAAACTACCAAGAATCCGTAAAGACCGCGCTTTGCTTGAACATCGCGGAGGTATGGCTCAACAATGTTTCTGAAATTTGCTCTGGTAATTTCATCATTCAGTTCGAATAGTTGAGCCTGAGCACTTCTTTCGAGAGCCTGTTCAACGGTCAAGAAGAGACGGCGAACATTAATTCTGTCAAAGGCAGACGCATATCCAAGTGCGGTTTTATCGCCAAAAAGTAGAATTCCAATTCCGGGTTTGTTAATAATCGAATTAACTCTTAGTGGATAAAGTTGGTCTCTCTGTGCTTTTGATGGATTGTATGCAAGTTTGATCGCATTGTTCAGAATTCCTCTTTGCTGTCCAGCGGGAGAGAACCATGGATATGCGGCAATACTTGTTCTAACCATCAATCCAGCAACATCTGGGTTACAGGGAAGGTAACGGAATCTATTGTTAAATCTATCATAAGTGTACTTATATCCACTATCAAATACTGTATATGATGAAGAAGAAAGTGGAGAGAAGAATTCTAGAATATTATCAGTTTGGGTATCTGAATTGGTAATATCCACAACATCTGCGCGATGTGGTGAAATTACGGCAATACAATCTTTTCTTTGATTGGCAATAGAAATCAGATGATTTGCTTTTGCTTGTGATTCAAACTTATTTCCCAATCCAGGACCCATGATCAGATAATCAACTTGTACCTCATCTCTATTTGAGAAGAGATTGTATGCTGTGATCAGATTTCCTAGGGTAGCTGTCATTCCATTAGTATAGTTATTTCCACCACTTAAAGTATAAGTGACGTTACCGATAGCACTATAAGTTCTGCTTTGGGCATCCTGATTCCAGAGACCCTGTGCAGTCGTGAATGGAGTAAATCCACCACTAAATCCAACAGGAACCACATCTTCATTAACATTTAGATCATCGGATGGGTTGTCTCCAACATAAACATAGTTTGAATATACTGCAAGATAATTTTTCCACCATATTTTTTGTGGAGAATTTACTGCCGAGATAGCATCTGATGCTTTTGATAGTCCAATGTGTTTTTCTAAAAGATTACCTTGAATTCCAGTTACTGTTCCAAGATCATCTACAAGAACTACGTGAATTTCGTCACTCTTACCATTTCTATTTACAGCATGTTGGGTTGTTCCTGGTTTAGGAGCAATTGAGTTCCAATAGATGGATCCATTGGTTAGTGTTAGAACTTGTTCATCATACCAATCTAAAATTGGAGTAGTGCCAGTATTAATTGTGGCTGTTGCAATTCCAGATCCACCACTATTGATAAAGGAAACCGTTAGGTTGCCACCACTTGTAGCAGCTTTAAATGATTGTAGTCTTGAATTTGGTGCATAAGTAACTGCTGTTTGAGTTCCATTTGTTGCAACAAGTGAAGTTATCTTCACATCAACTGTGCTAGCACCAATTCCAGTAACAATTCCTTTTAGATATCCACTGAAAAGTGAAGTATTTCCGACACCAGCAGAAACAACATTAGTAAGTGATGTTGTTACTGCAGTTCCAACTGTTACAGCAGCGGTAGCAGCAGCACCAACTTGAAGAATTTGATCTGCTTTATCGTCAATGACACAAACCTTTAAGTTATTTGCCCATGTTCCTGGGTTCTTTGCTGCAAAAATATAGTTAGCAATATCATCTGCATAATTTGCTTCATAATCATCAAAATTCTTAATTTTAAGTGTTGGTTCTCCGGCAGTTGAGACGCCAGAAGAATTGCGAATAGCATTTGCATTCACAAGTGAGGTATCATCGGCTCTAACTACTTTAAGAACACCGCCATATGAAAGGAAAGACGATGCACTCATCCAATACTCATATTGTGAGTCCGTGGAAAGAGGCTTTCCAAAGACATTGATAAGTTCTTGTTCTGTGGTAATGTCAATAGGTTCTTCAACTGGACCAAGAGCAAAAGGACCCGCAATTGCTCCAATATTATCTAAAACATTATCAGCTCTTCCTACTGTTAGATCAACCTCTCGGACGAGTACGCCTGGAGATAATTGAGGAGTCGCCATGTTTTTCTCCGTAAATCTCAGTTAACTAAAAATTATTTATTAAAAAATGAGTTTACGTGGCGGAAATGGGCCGTGAATTATATTTATTACCAGTCTGGATATTCCCATTCTCTGACTGATGATGGAAATTGTTTTTTATTTTCTATAATTCTTTTTATTGAACATTCTTTGCATTCATAAGCAAAAGATGATGCAACTGGACCTCTATCCTTTCTTGTTCTATAAAAACAATCGATTAGGTTTTTGACCTCACCACAAGATCTACATTTTCTATCTGTAAGAAGTAAGTGTCCAAGTCGTATTTGTTTATCTAAGTCCATTTACATATATTCCCACATGTAAGAACGATCGCCATATTCATCAACAAACCACCTATCACCATCTGCATCAACAAAACTACTATTATCTAATCCATCAGAAATAAATCCAAATGGAGACATGTCTTGTTCTATTTGATTTTTTTGTTCTTCATATAATCTTTTTCTAACATCCTGATCAGTTAATTCTTTAAAATAATCTTGGGCAACTAACCACGCATATATCACCAAACACATTGCCAAGTCATCATTACATCCCTCTTCTGCTTCAAATGAATTGTGCTTCTGAACAAATGTCGTCAATTCTGCAATTATTTCATAATCATTGAGATATAACTTATCTTCCTCAATCATTGTTTTGAGGTTGAGACATCCAACCTTTTTCACGGTTTTGGACATCTTAACTCCAAGTTGAGTTTTCTTTCCAGAAAAACCTTGACCAACAATTTGACCTGCTCTTCCTCTCATAGAACACATCAAAAGATTGTTATATTCCAAATCATATTGGAGAATACTTGCAACCTGATCTCCAACATCATTTACTTCACATAGAATATATGCTTTATTATATGCAGTCGCTGCCTCATGAACAATGCTTGGAAATAGCATTGGTTTAATTTCATTATTTCTATATTTTGCAACAACTTTATGTGGGAATTGGGTTATGTCTACGACAACAAAAGCAGAATAGTCATTACCAACCCCTCTTGCAACGTCAACAGTAATTAAGTAATCATGATTTTCTTCCGGATCAACATAAACATCTAATCCGGCACTACGAGTCTTTGGTTGATCATAAACCAAATTTCTAAGTTTAGATGGTGCAATTAAAGTGTCAACTGATCCTAAAAATTCACATTCAAACTCAACTTTGAATTGCTGTTCTGATGTGTTAGCAATCGTTTGTTTTTTCCACTCCTCATCTCTACCGGGAACTTCACTCCAATGAACGTCTGTAAAAACGTATTCATTTTTTCCTTTTTCAGCATCATGCCACATACGGTAGAAATGATTCATACCGTGTGGAGTGGAAACTATAATAACTTTGGTTTGCTTACCCGAAGTAATAGTTGGATAAACTGACGCAAAGAAAGAATCTGCAATATGATTTGGAACAAAAGCAAATTCGTCCAAGAATAGAATGTTGAATGACATTCCTCGGACAGCAGATGCTGATGTGGATGCTGCTAAGATTTTGGATCCATTTTCAAGTTCAAGAGATCCCTTATTCCAAGATATAATACCCTGTTGCATCCACTTTGGAAGATTTTCGTATGCAGTTTGGAGCCTATCCA